GTTAACGAAAAACTGTCAGCGATCGGTTCATTGTTTAATAAAATATCTAGTGGCGTTCTAAAAGAATTAGGATCTAACCCTGCGCTCTCACAACAAATTGAAACGTTTAACAATTCGTTTGTCCGTTCAGGTGAAATAGTTAAAGATACAAAGAAACATACCGACGCTTTAGTCAAATACATTTATAATAAATTTCAAAAAGAAATAGATAAACGTAAGACCGAAAAAGGTAAAGGCGCTCAAGTCGCCAAGCGTGATGAATTTCTTAAGTTCTTTAGCGCTGACAATAAGAAAAATCTTAAGCTAATATTCGATTTACAGAAATTAATAGTTGAAGCTAAGCTAATACTCATCGCCAAACTTAACGAATTAAATGATATAAATACCTTTGTTAAGACATCAAAAGGATATAAAGTTACTGGTCAAGAAGGTTACGTTGCCATTGACACATTAACAGGTGGAGCCCTAAAGGTCGTAGACCGTATGGAATTCTCCTACAACAATTTTAGTCCTGAGATATTAAAAGGCTGGCAAAAAGTTTAATGATTAAATCGTTTACGAGATATTTAACCGAAGCTTCAAGCACCGTATACTTTACATTCGGTCGTATGAATCCTCCTACTGTGGGTCACGGTATTTTACTAGACAAAATAGATAAATTATCAGGTTCTAATCCTTATAAGATATATCTTTCTCATTCAGTTGATACTAAAAAGAATCCGTTAGGATATAAAGACAAAGTAAAATATGCAAGGAAGATGTTTCCTAAGCAGGCTCGTTCTATTATATTTGATTCAAGTAAGAAACTTAATAATCCATTCGCTATATTAGTGTCGTTATATAACGAAGGATTTACGAATGTTGTCATGGTCGTAGGTTCTGATCGTGTTCGAGAGTTTGATGTATTACTCAATAAGTATGATGGTGTCAAAGGCCGTCATGGTTTTTATAAGTTTGAATCTATAAAGATACAATCAGCTGGCGAAAGAGATCCAGACGCTAATGATGCGACTGGTATGAGTGCCTCTAAAATGAGACAAGCCGCGATTGATAATGATTTTATTTCGTTTAATAACGGAACACCTTCTGCGTTAGCCGATGACGATACAAAAAAATTATTTAATCTATTACGTAAAGGAATGAACCTTAAAGAGCAATCATCCTTTAGGACTCATATTGATTTAGAACCTGTTTCAGAAACAAGAGAGCAATATGTCAAAGGCGATCTGTTTCAAATTGGTGATATAATAGAAATTAAAGAAACAAAGACACTAGCAACTATTACTAAACTCGGAACTAATTATTTAATCGTTGAATCAGAAGAAGGTATTGTTAATACTAAATGGTTGCATGATGTCACGAGTACAGAGCGTAAAGAGACCGAAGCCAGTCGTAAATTCAAAGAATTGTTTGGATCAACTTCAAGGGCCAGAACGTGAAGAGCTTTAAAGAGTACTCGACATTAAATGAATTAACTAACAAAGTATTAGGTAATTTTGCCGTGAGAATGTGGGGTACATTATTATATATGAGCTACGGTCATTTACCTTCAGGCCCAGGAAATTTAAAGCGTTTAGAACTAGAGATATTTAAATATCTTAGATTGAAAGACGACGACGATAAACAAGACACTGAAGAGTGGTTTGCCGACGGCGCATCTATGGGTGGCGAAAAACTATTAACTAAAAAACTCTTCGATCAATTACTGAGATTGAACGAAGTGAAAGTAAAGAAACTTTTTGGTATGAAAGTCTGGCGCTCAGGCCCAGTTCGAAAGGGATGGAATTCCTTTACTACAAATGAAGAAAGCGCTAAGCACTATGCTAAAGCCGCAGCCTCTCTTGTATATAAACTTCCAAGAGGAACTAAATATATAGAAACTAACGGATATGCGGATATTGATGAAATCATTATACGTGACGATCAATTACCTAAAGGAACAAAAGTATAATGAAAACGTTTAAAGAAGTATTAGTAGAAGCCCGGCAATTTAAAGATCCTAAAAAGGATTCTATGGTTACTAAAGCAGGTAAGACTATTGTCATTGACAAAAGTAAGGAAGCTGAATTCCTGAAAAAAGGTTGGACTCTTTCTGAAGTGAAAGACAAAGAAGCTGACCTGGAAGAAGCTATCGGCTCAGAGCTTAAAAATCTTAAGAAAAAATATAAGAAAGATCTTAAGGATTATGAAAAAATCGGTCACTTCAAGAATGATAAAGCAGAACAAGCCTTCTTTGATTTTGCGATGGCTAATGGCGAAGTTAGAACCGATGATCCTGATGAATTCGAAAAATTTATGAGTGATGTTCTAGACGGTGTTTTTGTAGAAGGAACAGAATTCGTTCCGCATGATATGTTCGATAAAGATGGAAAAGCCCATAGAGCTAAGACCTTGGATGATCATAATCGTATGGCAGAACTGGGATACACTATGGATAAAAAGGGTTAAAGAGCAAATGCATAGCTTTTTAAAACATATTAACGAAAGATTCGGTGAGTTCGAAGGTAAAGTAGTACCTCTTGAACAACCAATGATCCCGCCTGTTAAGGAAGAACCACAACTGAATTCTCCGAAGAGGTCTTCGGGTAAAAAGAAGTATGTCGTATATGTTAAGAATCCTAAGACGGGTAACATTAAAAAAATAGAATTCGGCGATGAAAAAGGTGGATTATCATCTAAGATTAATGATAAAGATGCCGCTAAGAATTTTGCTGCTCGTCATAATTGTGATACAAAAACAGATAAGATGACGCCAGGATATTGGTCATGCCGCTTGCCTAAATATGCTTCAGATCTTGGACTCAAAGGTGGCGGTAATTATTTTTGGTAAGGATTATTAAATGATAGACGTAGCAACATTCGGTAAACCTTATTGGGAAGACGGAGAAATCCGTACCTTTGATATATCAAAAGAAGATGACGAATACGTATGGCATAGAGATAGAACAGATCGAGAAATAGAAATTCTTGAAGGCGATGGATGGCAATACCAATTGGATGGCTGTCTACCTTGGTTATTAGAAAAAGGAATGGTGTTTGATATAACGAAACTTGAACTCCACCGTTTAATTAAAGGCATCAACACATTAAGAATTAGGATAGTAGAACGTGGTTAAAGCAAACGACGCCGAACGACGAGATAAAAGACTCGATCGGATAGAAGAAAAAATAGATAAAATGGTAGAAGCCATTATATCAATTGCTCGAGCTGAAGAAAAGATAATAACATTATCGTCTTTCAGTAAACAACAAGCAAAGCAAATTCTAGATCTTATAAATAGAATTGAAGAATTAACGGAAACAGTAACAAAAAATTCAAATACCGTCCGTATAATAAACCGAACATTTTGGTTGATAACGTCATCAGCTATAACTGCAATAATTGCGACAGTGTTCATGAATAGTAATAGCATATAAAAGGAAAATTAAAATGCTAGATAAAGAAAATTTGACAGTCCTTACTGATGCTATTAGTAAGATAATGAACCCAGTAGCGGATGCAGAACCTGTATCCCTCGATGAAGCGGTTATTAACGAAAAGCTTAAACCAGCAAAAGGTAAATCAGTTCTTGATATTGATTTTGCAGGCGAAGAAGCCGACATGGATGCCGTTGCTAAGAAGTATAGGATTAAAGTTAAAAAAGGTAAACTAGCTGGAACAGCATTGGTTGCCGGTGACAATAAAAATATCTTAGCCTATTTGCAATCAGATGATTACGCGATGGATGACGAAAACATTATGGATATCTATCCTGAGGTTGTTGCCGAAGGTAAAAGGAATGAATTTATACCCTTTGCTAAAAGCGATGCCTTCATTTCGAAAGATAACGATGCCGCAACAGGCCGTAAAGTTATAAATGTTAGATCCGGTGAAAGCTTCAAAATATTAAAAACTTTTGGAACCATGAAAGATGCAGAAAAGTATCTTGACAAGGTGAATGAAGCCTATGATCGTAATAAACTTGTCAATAAAGTGATGAAGCCTATTAAAGATAAAGAAGCTTTAAAGCCTAAGCCTAAAAAAGAAGAAAAGGGTGACAAAGAAGATTACGAAAAATTCTTTGCTGCTGCTCTTAAAAAATTCGGTGTTGACTCACCGGCTCAATTAAAAACTGATGAAAAGAAAAAAGAATTCTTTGATTATGTCGACAAAAATTGGGAAGGGAAAGGCGAAGTAAAAGAAGCTGTTGGTGCTAACGGCCATGCTGGTCCACAACAAGATCCGAATCAAGGTCTATCACCTAAAGCTAAATTAATAAAAGCATTCCAAGAGCCTGAAGCTCCGGAATATGCTGACGCAAATAAAACTGCGCTTTCAACATTCGCTAACATTATGAATAGCGTTAATGTCGTAACACCTAATAGAGGATCAGACGTTACTGAACAAGACCCAGCGCCTGAGAATACTATTCAGAAGCTGGCTAATTCTACTAAATAAACTGAGTATAACATTTGATGATGAAAAATTTTAGTGCGTTTATAACAAATCCTGGATCTCTTGCTGAGAAGGTTGACGAAATCCCTCAGCAAGATTTGCACATTATTGTAGTAGGTAAATCAGATAATGATGGTACCTTCGCAGATATTATCGAACAGGTATGTAAGAAAAAAGATATAAAGTATACGTTACTTGATGTCGACGAAGCTTGGGTATCTACATCAGACGTAGAAATTGGTTCAGCGGTTATACAAAACTATGACGGTGAAGATAATTCAATTGAACTTAACGTAAAGAATTCTATAGTCTTCGCCCGCGCCGGCGCGGTGAGCACGTTAACGTCACAGGCTATCGTAAGTTCATTACATAACATCGGGTTCTTTCTCGTTAACGATTTAGAATCAATGTTGATGTGTGATAACAAAATGGCCAGTGCGTTATTATTTGAACGTAATAATATTTCAACTCCACGAACAAGTATCCTATCAAACGAAAAATCAATATTAGATTCTCATAAGAAAATTGGTGGTAAGTTTCCTGTAGTAATGAAGACGCTAAAAGGAACCCAAGGTGTCGGCGTAAGTATAGTCGATAGTATGTCATCATTAGTTTCTGTTGCCCAATCGTTATGGAAATTTGATGCTGATATTCTGATACAAGAATACTTTGATATTGAATACGACATACGAACACTAGTCGTTGGTGGTCATATCGTCGGTTCATCTAAACGAACACAAGCCAAAGACAATACTGACTTTCGTAATAACGTTCATCAAGGCGCGAGTACCAAACCTTATAAGTTAAACGAACAAGAGATGGATATTATTAAACGTGCCGCACGCGCGTCAGGCGCGTTATACTGTGGTGTAGATCATTGCATACACAAAGACGAACCATATATTCTAGAAGTAAACGGTTCACCTGGTATTCGTTCAGAGTTTAATGCATACGATGTTGAAACAGAAGAATTGATAGGCAAAGCCACCGATTACGAAATCGGTGAAATGGTCATTGATTACTTCTCATACGAAGTACATAGACGTTCAGGTATGATGCAAGAATCTGGTTATCTTGAAAATATTAATATCGTAGGCTATGGTAATATCCGTACGAAATTTGATACCGGTAACGGCACAAGAGCGAGTATGTTTGTTGTCGATAAAATTGATGTTGATAAGAAAATTGTCAAGTGGGAAAAAGACGGTAAGAAATTTACTTCTAAATTGAGAGGCATATCAGAACCTCATCACGTAGGAAAGATTGACACAAGGCCTATCGTGCATATGGACGTTGAATTCAATAATAAGTTATACAAGAATGTTCCGTTCGGTTTAGCTACAAAAGATTCTGCGTCAACGGTTCTGATCAATAGAGATATGTTAACCCGGTTTAATGTATCGGTTAACCCCTATCGTAGATTTGTATTGAGTGATTATATAGAAAGAAGTGACAACACCGACGTATAAATACAATTAATATTGTAACATATGGATGTGAAAATGATTGACGAATTTGAGATACTAACGGAACAGAATTTATTCTTATACGCCGCTAGAAATTATTATACTCCTTTAGGAATTATACCTGAAGAATTCGACGAAGATATGAAACGATTTCAATATATTAAACGCTTGCTGAATAGATTTATTGAGAAGGGCGAATTAGCGGAAAGACTTATACTAAATCATTTGATAATAGTATTTAACGTATTCGGTATTAAGGCTTCGTTAAGAATGTTAGAGTTCAAACTAGAAAGAGAAAAGTACTGGTCTATAGTAAAACCATTTTTAATATTTCTTAAATATATTAAGAATACCGATTATATACATATTAACGGGATGGATAAAAAAGTTATAGAGAAGCTTAGGAAAATATAATGGGATTATTAAAAAGAGCTGGTGATTTATTCTACACCCTTAGATTTCTAAGGTTGTTAACTACGCCCTTTGAAAAGACCGATGCCTTTAAATTAGGAATCATTGATAAATTCGGTGTAGTAAATAAAGATTTTGCTTCTATCGAAGGCGAACCTGATCCCAATAAAAGAGACAAGTTGAAGAAACAAAAGCGTGAAGTCTTTACTCCTTTTATTAAAATGGTATTCAATCTAAAGAAATTACTTGGTAAACTTCCAGGCGGTAAGAGTACTATTGCTTCTTATGCCGCAGCACTATTCTTGATCAGAGAAAAAGCTGAGTTGTCTGACGATAACGTAATGAAAATTCTAAAAGAATCCGGCCTTGAAACTCTTGATTTTATGAGTGAAAATACGGACTGGTTCCTCCAAGAAGGAACAGATCAATTGATTCCGGGAATATACAGAATGAAATGTTTAGTTCCTAGAATAATAAATTCAGAACCTCATGATGAATTAGTTGAGTACGGAAATAGAGTAAGAGTAGAAGAGAATTCTCTTGCCGGAGACATATTCGGTATAAACATATACGAAGCAACCCATATTAATACTATGAAAAAAATCTATATTACATCATCGGAGATATTTAAATAATGAAAAATCTATTAATAGTACCAATCATTATGTTGATTGCGGGTTGTTCTTATACCACTAAACTAACTGACATAAGTTTTTGGGATGATAACCAAGCCCGGGCTACAATTGATTTACTCACAAATGCCCAAGGCCTGAGTTGTGGTACGCCTCGTTCCGACACCCGCGCTGATGTTAAACTAATGTCCTTTAAAAAACATCTGATGGATATTCAACGAGACCTTAATTGGTTGTCCGCTTATTCAGAAGCAAAGAAAACAAAAGATATCGTTAAGATAATCGTGCCTATGCAAGGTACCCTCGCGGACTTTCAAACAAGAGTTGACGGTGGCAGCATGAGTGTAGGTTATTGCAGACTTAAACAAAAGATTCTAGTACAACAAGCTCATGAATTATCACGAGCAATTATGGTGAGATTTTAAATGAATTTAACAGAACAAGGTGGTACTAAAAGTATCCAAGAACTAGTCGACTGTAACGATGAAGTAGTGTCTAAGAAGGCATCTATGGTCCTAGAGATTCAAGGTCTATACAAAGATAATTCTATTTCTGCACAAGAAATGAAAGAACTCCTTGAAGATATTGTACGTCTCGAAGAGATGGAAAAAATGAGAGCTAATACTGAAATGATGTCGTATTTAATTACTAGCGTGTATGCAATTACTTCCATACTCTAATGAATAAAGTATTTTTTCTGGGGTTTAACAAAACCGCGACTTGTGCTTTACATGAATTATTTTTAAATAGTAACTATACATCAATGCATGAGAGAGATCATAATAAGAATCTCACAAAGACCATGCATGAAAATTGGTCTAATAACAATAATTTATTAGATACTATTGATCAGTATAATGTTTATTCTGATATGAACTATTGTGATGATAAGATGTTCCTCGAAGGTAATGAATTTTATCAAGAACTCGACGAACAATACCCTAACTCATATTTCATATTACAATTCAGAGATGTAAAGTCTTGGATTACTAGTCGTTCTAATCATAATAATAATTATATCGAACGTGCTCGTAAGGCCCTGAAACTGGACACAATATCTGATGTAAAACTACATTGGAAAAAAACAAGACACGAAAGACATAAAGATATTAAACAATATTTTGATTGTAACAAACGGTTCATAACTTTTAATATTGATAAAGATAATATATATAAAGTTATAGACCACGTAAAAGATGATTATGACTTAGATGCTAAGCATTTCAATAGAGTGAATGTTACAAATTATGAGAAAAATAGGTAGTTGGTATTTACCGGAAGCTGAAACTTACGGTACTACGGTTGACGGAGATTGTACTGATGCTCGCGTATTACACGGCTTAGAAATAACGAACCGCGATTTTGTTAAGGATATATTGAATTATACCGATGGACGAAGAGTTTTTGTAGATGTCGGTGCAGGACTAGGATCTATTTCAAGACCGTTGGCCAGTCATTTTGATGAACTACACTGTTTCGAAATTAATCCCGAATCAAGAGAAGCATTAATAGCCAATATGGCCGAGCATAAGAATACTTACGTTTATGATTTCGGTCTAGGACCTAGCGCTCAAGAAGTAGAATTTGGTTATCATTCTACGTATCGTAATGTTGGTTCTGTGATAAAGGAAAACGGCGAATCATATCAAAAACCAAGGCGTGGTAGATATACACCTAATGTTATAGGTAAGTTAAAGATTAAAGCTCTTGATGATCTGAACCTAAAGAATGTTGATGCGATTAAAATAGACGTTGAAGGCTATGAATTTGAAGTTCTAAAGGGTATGGCAAATACTCTTAAATATAATAGTCCGGCAATTTTTATCGAGGTGCACGATGATCGTCACATACAAATGTTAGATTATATGAATGACCTTGAATATTATAACATTGATGTCAACACAAAGCACGATAGAATATATAAAAGGTATAAATAACCTTATATAGGAAAGGTTTTATAATATGGAACTGAAGTTTAGAGAATTCACAGGAACAACGTCTATCCCCACTGGGAAAGATGGTACTGTTGTCGTCAACAAAAAACGTAAACTGTACGATGTCCCTGACCACGTATTTCGCCGTCTTGAAAACGGTAAAATAAAGTATGAACGATGGTCTAAGTATTTAGACAATGGTGCAATATATGAGAAAGAAATTTTAGATTATATTAAAGCAAATAAACAGAATGAAGTTGTGCTCCGTAATCAAGTTACTGGAGAATGCAAATTAATTCAAGTAGTACAAAAGGAAATTAAATGACATACATCAATTTACTAGTAGCATGGGTTAAAGCCCGACTGGCAGAAAGATCTTCATGGGATGGCGCAATGCTTATCGCAGTCGGAGTTCTTATTCTAATCGCAAGCCCATTCGCTAAAATTATGGCATATGGCGCAATCGTATACGGCGCTTGGACTCTTTATAAAAAAGAAAAAGCCAAGAAATAATATAGAATGCCTTATGTTATATTAATCATAATGATAAGCGGACTTTGCGGCGGTGGATATCTTTATTTCAAAGATACTCAAGAACGTCTTGAGGCTGCCGCCGCAAATATCGCTACTCTTAAATCAGTTAATGAAACTCAAGAAGCGACAATTAAACAACAAGAAGAAGACCAAGTAAAGCAACAAGAATTATTAGGTAATCTACAAACATCTATGACGGAAAATGAAGAATACCTTGATGATCTTCGTCGTAAATTGAATAAGCATAATTTAACCCTATTGGCGTTAAAGAAACCTGCTGCTATAGAAAAAAGAATAAACAATGGAACCACGCAAATTTTTAAAGATATCGAGTCTGATACTGCTATCATTAGCAATTAGTGGATGCGCTTTATTTAAATCACCGAAACCGATTGAAACAATAGTTACTAAAACTGTTATACAAAAACAGAATGTACCTATCATGAATAGACCAAAGCCCGTTGTATTAAATCCCGTTGAATGGTTTATTGTAACAGAAGAAAATCTTGAAGAATTCATACTCGATTTTAAGAAGGTTAATACTGAATTTGTTGTTGCGGCAATGACAATTAAAGGTTATGAAAATCTGTCACTCAATGTAGCAGAACTCCGTAGATATATCAATCAACAAAAATCATTGATCGTTTATTACGAAGATTCAGTAAAGCCAAAAGAAGAAACTCCACCTACTCCTCAAAAATAAACTTAATAAATCTATTTACATAGTCCGATTTCTAGTGTATTATATATATATAACATACACACATAAAATAGAAATGGAATTATATCGTGGTTGACATCAAACGAACGAGAGATAAGCATCTTTCTGAACAAGCCCAAAAACTTTTATTAGATTATTATTGTTTACCGCATGAAGAATCCCCACAAGAGGCGTTTGGTCGAGCAGCGGAATGCTATTCAAACGGCGATGAAGACTTCGCCCAACGTATATATGACTATGCCTCTAAGGGTTGGTTCATGTTCTCTTCACCAGTTCTATCCAATGCTCCTGGCGTTCTTGGTGCTAAGCCCGGCGCCTTACCTATCTCATGTTTTTTGACCTATGTCCCAGACACACTTGAAGGTTTGATTGAACATACCTCAGAATTGAGATGGTTGTCAGTAAAGGGTGGCGGTGTTGGTGGTCATTGGTCACACGTCCGTTCAGCTTCTGATAAAGCTCCAGGTCCAATTCCGTTTATGCATACCGTCGACGCAGACATGACCGCATACAAGCAGGGCCGTACGCGCAAGGGTTCATACGCCGCATATCTTGACATATCACATCCGGATATTGTAGAATTCATTAACATGAGAATACCTCAAGGTGATATCAATCGTAAGAATCTAAACATGCATCATGGTGTTAATATAACAGATGCGTTCATGCGTGCTGTAGAATCCGATGCTTCATGGGATTTAATTGATCCTCATAACCAAGAGATTGTAGACACTAAATCAGCACGTAAACTCTGGGAACAAATGCTCGAAGCTCGTTATCGTACAGGTGAACCTTACCTGCATTTTATTGACACAGCTATTCGTGCATTACCTCAAGAACAAAAAGATTTAGGTCTGACATTACACGGATCTAATCTATGTTCTGAAATCGAATTAGCAGTTGACGAAGATCGTACTGCGGTGTGTTGCCTATCATCAGTTAACCTTGAACAGTTTGACAAATGGTCCAAGACGAATATGATCCAAGATCTTACTCGTTTCCTTGATAATGTATTACAATACTTTATTGACCATTGTCCAGATGAATTAAAGAAGGCCAAGTACAGTGCTGAACAAGAAAGAAGTTTAGGTCTTGGTGCTATGGGATATCATTCGTACCTTCAATCTAAAATGATTCCGTTTGAATCAGACAAAGCCATGAAGATGAATCGTGAAATATTCTCTTATATCAAAGAAGAGGCTGTGACTCAATCAAAAATTCTTGCGACAGAACGTGGTGAAGCTCCGGATATGAAAGGTTCTGGTATGAGGAATGCTCATCTACTTGCAATTGCACCTAACGCAAACTCGAGTATTATCGGTGGAACCTCACCAAGTATTGAACCTATTAAGGCCAATGCCTATACACATCGTACAAGAATCGGATCTCATCTAATTAAGAATCGTCATCTTGAAAAATTATTAGAAAAACTTGACAAGAATACAGATGACGTATGGACGAGTATCGTAACGGGTAACGGATCCGTCCAACATCTTAATTTTCTAGATGATGACGCAAAAGACGTATTTAAGACCGCGATTGAGATCGATCAAAACGTAGTCGTAAAACAAGCCGGAGTCAGACAAGAATACCTTTGTCAATCTCAGTCTTTGAACTTGTTCTTCCCATCAGCGGCTAATAAGAAATATGTACACGAAGCTCATTATAATGCTTGGAAGTATGGTTGTAAAGGTTTATATTACCTACGTACCGAAGCAGGATCAAGAGCCGAAAACGTTTCTCTTAAAATTAAAAGAGAAGCATTACAAGATTATGAAACATCAACATTAGAAAGCACTCAATCAGAGTGCGTCGCGTGCGAAGGATAATATTATGAAAGTAGAAATTTACTCTAAAAGTGATTGCCCATTCTGTGATAAAGCCAAATTGTGGTTTACGTCACACGGTTACGAATATATAGAACACAAACTTGACGACCAAGAAACTCGGCTGGCGTTCTATCAAAAGGTGCCTAACGCTCGGTCAGTTCCACAAATATTTATTGACGACAAGTTGATAGGTACATACGATCAATTCATGGAAGTTGCTGACAAGCTTATTAAAAAAGAAGGCGGAGGTCTATTACAATTTAGTAATAGTTATAAGCCTTTCTATTATCCGTGGGCTGTAGAGTTAACAACTAAACATGAAGCAATTCATTGGATCGAAGATGAAGTCGATCTGGCCGAAGATGTTGTTGATTGGAAAACCGGTAAACTGACTGAAGTCGAAAAGGAATACATAACAAATATTCTAAGACTCTTCACACAATCCGATGTCGCGGTTGGCCAAAACTATTATGACTATTTTATTCCTAAGTTTAAGAATAACGAAGTTCGTAATATGTTAGGTTCATTTGCTGCGAGAGAAGGTATACATCAAAGAGCATATGCCCTACTCAACGAGACATTGGGATTACCGGATTCTGAATACCACGCGTTCATGGACTATACCGAAATGTCTGATAAACTCGATTACGCGACTACTAACGATACCAGTACGATTCGTGGTCTCGCCCTTGCCATGGCCAAAACAGTATTCATCGAAGGTGTATCACTATTCGCTTCGTTTGTTATGTTACTCAATTTCCAACGGTTCGGAAAAATGAAAGGCATGGGTGTTGTTGTTGAATGGTCTATAAGAGATGAGACACTCCACGTCGAAGGTAACGCAAAACTATTTAAATCCTTATGTGCTGAACATCCACGTA